AGTTCCTGCCGCAACTCCTAACCGTTGAAATGCCGCCGCAGTTTCAATAGCACCTTCAGGGGACAAAACTTTTTCAGCCAATTGAAAGGTTTGAGACATATCAAACCTCAACATTGAAGCTTGTGCCGCCATTTTTGTTAATCCCATTACCCCTCCTTCAAATTGATATCGGTTCATTTGGTCCATATTATTGGCAACATCTTTCATTACTGTTTGAGCGTTACCTCCAATACTTTGAATGTATTCAATCGAATTCTCTAAAGATTCACCTACAGTCTCAAGTCCCATCCCAACATCTAAAAATGCTTTGGTCAATGTATCCGCACCGAGTCCAAGAACTTGTTGAGCTGCATATAATTTTTCAACTTCCTCTGTGGAGGCTATGACGTTTCTACGAGATTCGACTGCGACTTTACTGATTATGTTAGCAACATCACCAATACCACCACCTAACCTTGCAACTGCAGGAGTAGTATCCGCCAGAGATGTTTGAAGTTCAGACATTCTCTGTCTACCCTGTGTAAAAAATTTGTTTACCTCATTGGAATACTGAGCTAAAGCATCAGATGATTCAATGAAGGTACCAGCATCAACTTTGAGTTGTGCTAATATATCCTCTTTAAGTTGTTCAATTGAACTTTTTTTATCGTTGTCAGGCATACTTGTTTGAATCTATATTTTATAAATACAAAAGGACTGATTTTTCAGTCCCTTTTGTTTTCTTCCACCCATTTATCCAAAAGATATTTTCTAACAAATAGAGGCATAATTAGAAAATCTTGGTATGAAACGTTTAATAATTTTTTTAAATAATAGAATTCATCTATTTGTCCTTTCCTATAATCAGAAGAAAGGACGAAAAAAGTCGACCCCAAATCCAACATTGACTGTTAGCTTCTCTCCTGATGGGGCCATTACTGTTCTTGTTAAGTCTAATTTTGGTTCATTCTCATCCATGAACTTTCTGATATATTTTGAGTCAGCAATAGGCATTTGGTCTATAAACTTAGAAATTTCTGACCTGTCCGTTACTCCATTAATTTCAACAATTTGTTTGTTTAACCTCCAAGTAACCTTTGGTGCCGTTCTTCCTTGGGGATATGACTCCGCCATTTTTTGAACCTCTAAAATTTCACCATAAGTCATAGGTTTTAGTTTAACCGTTGTTTGTGATTTAGGTAACGTGGTAATAAATGTACCATCCTCAGAAGGTAATTGTCCCTTAACTATTTCTAATTCATCGAGTCTAACCGTACCTTTGAATGGTTTTTTGGTCATCGGATCAATTAAATTCATCTCCATTTCAGGACCGAATGCAGTATTTCTTAAAAAGATTAATATTGATTCAACATCTCCCTCTAACAAATCTTCAATACGAAGATCTGGTTCATAAATCTTTGACCTCAATAAAGTTTGTGTCATATCTGTACCACCAGCCATGAGGATGTTTTCATCATTTGCAGTAAGATATCCTACTTTAATTGACTTCTTTTTATTTTTGTAGAAGAAACCTTGTGTCGGTAAAGGCACAACGTCATGTGGTAACGAGAAATTAGATTGTCCGTGTTCTCTTGCTTGATTATCCATATAAAAATTTAACCGTAAAGTTTAGTGCTTTACGGTTAAATATAAATGTGTTTGAATTTTAATAAATAGTATCTTGATAAATTAGTAAACAAGTACGCAACGATCCATTCTAAGTGTTGTGTTAATTGTTGCTAGTCCATCTTGTGCGTAACTCAAAGCATTGAAGTTTACATCTGTTAAGAATGTTCCATAAAGAATCCATTTTTCAACAACAACTCCGGTTGGGTCCAACATTTCAAGGTCAACATCTTTTTTATAACCCGCAGCATAACCCATACGACCTGTAACGGATTCTGCGTGTAAACGTACCCACTCCATAAGAGCCTGAGCAGCTGAAGGTCCAATTGGATCTCTAAACACTGCTGGAATTGTTTGCCATGTGAACTTACCCGCGACATAAGTTTCAGTATTCAAGAAAGGAATTGGAACTGGGTTTATAACAATATGTGGTCTTGCAGAAGATTCAACAAACCATTCATTTATACCAAGAGATGATGGAAACCTTAGGATAAAACGATTCTGTCGTTTTGGTTCGTAAGGAATCGGCATTTTCATTAATAAATCAGCCATGTGTTTTTAATTTTTTTGTTTTTGTTATTTTAATGATAAATATACCCTTTCGCAAAAATTTTTCTATTTACTTTTTTTTTGAAAACGATATTCTTATTTAACTTCCTGCTTAAATCCTCCAGCAGTAGAATAAGTTTTTACTATATTATCTGGTTTATTTTTAAAGTGCTTTTGCATTACTTCTATATTTTTTGGATCATCGTCACTAAATCCTATAGATAAATTATCTGGATTAAAATTATTACTTATATCCTTTTTTAAGAATGCTTTTTTATTAAGTACTGCTGCCATAGCTTTAATATAATTTACAAAAGTTTCCATTGCTTCTACTTTAGCTTCTTCAGGATTGACAGCACCTTTGTCATCACCGAAAGACACTGGATGGTACTTATTAAGTTCCAAATATGACTTAATCAATTCTTCATCACTCATTTCATCTTCACCTATAAAAGACCTATATTTTTTAAGATTTTTAATTAATTCGTCTTTGTCTATCCCGTTGAACCCCTCTATAATATAGTTATAAATTGCTTCTTTTATAGTGTTTGGGTTGTGCCCTCTCGCAGTAATTATCGCAAATATTGACCCATTATTAATCGCTTCTCTGAAATCATCAAAAGCCGGTCCTGTTTTTGCTCTCATAGCATCCACTAAGAAACTTTTGTCCCCATCGGTTCTGAAGTTTCTGAATGGAGAATCACTATATCCTACAATCGTGTTACCTTTATAACTGAATGGTTCTTTACCTATTTGATGTCTGAACTCAGCAAAATCATCAGTAGACATTCCAACTTCATTCCCACTCTCATCTTGTACTAAAATTTTAGTCGGCATATGAACAATATTATCGTCCCAATCGAACGCATAATATTTTAAGTCTGGAGTGCCCTCACTTTTAAATCCTTCTGTAAATACTTTTTTCATTTGGCTAAAGGGGGGATTTTACCCCCCCTATTAATTATTAGATATTCTCGAACGAAGCTCCTGTTGGAGTAATGAAGAATTCGATATCGATGAATTCTAACGCCTTCGTAGGTTTTAAGTATATCTTACCTGTTAATGTATTTCTATCTAAGTCTTCAGGTGAAGAAGAAACTGTAACTCTGAAATCATAAAGACCTCTGTCTCTTCTAATTGAATCTAAGATAGGGTTAACACTATCCAAGAATTGTTGTCTAACGATTTGGTCGTTTTGTTCGAATAACAATCTTACCGCTACTGCTGAAATCAACTTACGCGCTTGAAGTAACAATCTTCTTACGTTCAATCTGTTAAGTGCCGTATCAGCAACTTGTAAGGTTTTGTTACCCCAAATTACAGTTCCAACATCAGAGAATGTTGCGATAGGGTTGATTCTACCTTGATACAAAGTATCTCTGTCTTCTTGAGTCAACTTCACTCTCGCTTTGATTGAGTTCACAAGACCTCTTGTGTAACCCGCTGAAGCGAACCAAGGGAATGCGATGTTATCGGTCAATGCTAAGTTTCTACAAACTTCACCTGTTGCAGGTAAATAGATTTGTGTGTTATTAACAGTATCTCTTGTAAGAATCCAAGGATAATAAGTTGCGGTGTAGTTAGAATCAATACCTGTGTTATCCAAGTTATCTACTGATTCCTGAGGATAAATAATATCTTGAGGATTAGTAGCATCAGGAGTATACATGTTGTAATCAGGAGTAGTTGCGATATAAACTGAATCCGCTCTTGAGAATTGTACCATGTCGATAGCTTCTTCTACAAGGTTAGAGTTGTTTACATAATCAATACTTGATGTTGCAAATACGTTGATGTTAGTTGATTCAGGATTTGCAAATGTCAAGATACCAAGTAAGTAAGCGTAGTAGTCAGTATTCGCGAAGTCTTGAGTATTGTTTTGAACAACAATTCTCTTGAATAAACCATCACCAGTTGCATTTGGATATCTCGATGAGGCCGATGCTCCTGCTAAGAATCCTGTCGCTCCCAATTGGAATCTATCTTGGTTTGTTCTAAATTCTCTGTAAACATCCCAACCATCAAAACCTCCAGCGAAACATACAGTATATTTTCTTGAATAGATAAAGTAGTAAGGGTTCTCTTGAGTTTCAGGGTCTCTTGTGAAGTCAGCAACACCACATTCAAATGCAGTTTGACCACTGGTTAAGACTGAGTTACCAAGTGTTACTACTGTCGCTCCTGAATCCATGTGGAAACCTTTACTTAAATAATTCCATGGTGACCCTTCAACAGGAAGTGGAGATGTTACCCAATTCAAAGGATTTTGTGTTCCTTTGTATTGTAAGAATGAATCATCAATTCCAAATTGACTTGAGAAACCTAAATAACTTCTTCTAACAATATCTCCTGAAGATTCAGTTACATCGGTTGGTGCTCCAAATGGAGGATTATAAATA